TTACATATTGACCACCAGTGTTTTGCCCCATATTGAATGGCAATGGAGTTACTGGGGAACGATCAGGAATCATGGTTGTAGGATTCACTGCTACACCGGGATAGGAGTTTATTCCAGTTGCTGGTAGTTGGCCTCCATTCATTGCAAACCAGGCCTCCGTATCAACATTACCCCATTGATCAATAGGCATACCCTGAGCATTAATTCGTTGAACAGGATTGTGATTGTTATCGAATGCTTGACCATTGTCACCAATATAACCATTGCTGTATTGGAAATTGGTTGCACCTGTTGAGTCAGAACTCTGTTTACCGTTGCCATAAAGCATGTTCATATAGTCACGGTTCTGTTTACGTGACTGTTCCATGCCAGCCGCTGTTCCAGCAAGGTTAGCAACACCACTAATCATCTGTGCTTCTCGAGCACGGTTTGCTTGGCTTAATGCATCAGCTCTTGCTTTTTCTTGTGCATTTAGGTTGTACAGATTTTGATCTATACCCATCATTCCTTGACGACCCACATTAAATAGGTTTTGTCCTCGATTAATCTGACCACCAATCATTCCGGTTAACTGGTTAATGTATCCGGGCTGTGAGTTCATATTAGTTTGTGCTGCGTTATAAGCACCTTGTGCCATACCGCCCACAGCAGCTTGATTAATACCACCGTAACCAGCAAGAGCCTGACCACCGCCAAACATTCCACCAGCGGCTTTCATACGTGCTTCTGCAGCTCTACGTGCAGCTTCTGTACCAGCTGCAGCTCCTGCTAGTTGACGTGTGTTGTACTCTGTTGATAACCCACGATCTGCAAGTTCTTGCATACGCCCGATTTGTGCTTCGAGCATAGGGTTGTATTTATCTAGCATAGATTGTCCGGTAGCCATATCGGTTCCGTACGACCCACGCATATTCATCATATTGCCTTTAGCTTCACCCATAGCAAGGTCTTGTGCTGATGGACCACTGCGCTTACCAATACCAAGAGACCTACCTAGACTACTAATACCTTTACTTAAATAAGGTAGTGCGGCCATTGCAAGCATTCCATATGGACCACCAAGAAATCCTGCCGCCTGTCCACCTAAAGCACCACCAAGTAACTGCTTGGCTCCGTACTTCATTAACTCACTTTTTCCGTAATCTAGTCCAGCACCAAGTGCTGCTTGACCGGGATTTTGCCCGTTAAGCATACCCATAAGGGCTTGTGTTCCTACGCGCCCAGCAGGTGAACCTAGTGCACGTTTTACGCCAGCAAATTGACCCGTCGGGCCGTTAAATCTTCCGTACGTGCCATTGCTAGCTTGTTTTAAGCCTTCTTGACCGAATGACCATCCTAGTCCTTTATCACTCATTAGTCCACCTTCATCCATCCACCAGTAGTTCCAACAACAACACCTACAAATGTTGCAGTTGCATACTGGGTTGTTACTCCGCTAAATCCAGCAGGAGCGTAAATCGTTTCGCCAGAAATAGCACTGATAGTTACTGCATTACCAGTGGAATCTGTTTTTGCAACTATCAACATCTTACCAACAGCAGCTTTACCAGACGGAAATGTAAGAGTAATAGCACCACCACCAGCATCACATACTAAAAAACTGTTGTAATCACCAATAGTTTTAGATGCAGTTATATTGATTTGCCTACTCAATGTGTAGTTGTATATTTCAACTGAACCACCTGGTGTTATAGGTGTGTTGTCTATAAACACTTTGGAAACGCCCGATGGGTTTGATGTCGTCTCTGGTAAAGTTAAACCACCAATAATTGGCATTATATTCTCGCAATTCTTGCATCAGCAGAATGTAAATGTGTTGCCATGATTCTGGCAGGTGTTTTAGATGTTCCGGATAAATAAATCTGACTAACGGTTGCTAGTACATCTCTATTAATATTACGGATTGCTACTGTTTTATTGACACCGGATGAAAATGTAAATGTTTTAGATGTTCCATCTGGTGTGAAAACAGGTTCATTAAGTTGGTTTTGAATTTGCCAAGACAGGGTGTGGTCGAAACCATAAGTCAAAATAACCGTTCCCGCCGTGCCAATTGTTACAGCAGTTCCACCAGCGGATGTGGCAACACGGAAGGTATTACGTGTGAGACCAGCGGCTATTACGTAATACGTAGTTCCAGCAACTAGACTACCTATAGTGGAATTGAATACAACGGCATCACCAGCACTAAAATCGTTATTGGCGTTTATATCCGTACCAGTAGTCGTTGTAACTACCAGAGTAGGTTTTACGTTCCAATAATGTACGTCAAGCTGTGTAATACGATTCTGATTGTAGTACGCAATACCTTCAGAGTATGTCTGCCCGTATTGCCGCGTAGTCATAGACCATGGAATATCTTGAACCGCACCATTAAGTGTCAGTCGATCAGCATAACCTAGTAATCTATATATTTGACCGTTATTTCCACCAGCGTAGAAATCTGCTGTGTCATTACCTGTACTTAGACTAACTCCAGAGGTAAAGCCTATGTACGTTGAGCCATTAAGTGGCGTCCGCCACCTAGTCCATCCCTGCGTACGAAGGTCATATACATATATCGCCGTATTCAAGGTATCTGTGACAGTCGGCGCAAAAATATATAATCGTTGATTGTGCGTTGCGTAAAATATATTTCTGTACGCACTTGATGTAATATCTGGAGCCGCATTGGTTTTATCTAATGACAACAGTCGTCGTAATTCGACGCTTCGGTTGACTGGCAACCCATCACTAAATTGCACCATACCTTGTGGTGACTGCCATAGCATTTGCCCATAAAACGATGTTGTTGCTCGAGGACATATACATCCAATGCCATATTCTCGAACCATTGACTGGATAGTAAAGTTTGTTGGGTCAAATCCAAGTATAGGCAAAACGGATTGCTCACGTAACACCAGTAATGACGCCGATGTGGTGTTATTGACAAACATTCCGTCGCCAGAATACGACAGCAAAGCAGCAATCTTTTCGTTGTCATTTTTTGTTGACACCGTAAAAGATGTACCTTTTATATAGATATTCGGGTCCGATGAATCTGGAACGAGAGTTGTGTACATTCCGTATTCATCTAATGGATTCAGAATCCATGATGCGTATACGGTATTGTTTACTGCGACCCATAATCTCTTTGTATGTACCGCTATAGCCGATGCCCCAACAGGCATGACATCACGACCCGGCTCGAGGTAGTATCCGGGGTCATAAGGTCCAGCTTCATAGAATATGTCACCATCTGGAACGGAGTCATTTAGGGTTATCTCTTTCCATGTTCCTACTGTATTGACGGTAGATGTCCACCCCTTGCCTGATGAACTTGCACCGATAGGGACAACTGCTACAAGTCGGAATCGACCATCAGGGAAAACTCCTTGCGCACGTCGATAAACGCACAAATGACTGTACTCATATGCAGAAGGTCCATACGAAACGCTGTGCTGTAACCAGACAGGGAACGTACCAGCAAATGATGTTACTGTTTGAATTTCTTGACCACTTGGTATAGCAACAGGAGTATAAGCTGTAGCAATATTAATAGTGCGAGTAACACTTGCAATATCGACGTATACCAAGTTACCAGTAGTAGCCGACATTACAAATTTTTGGTTTGCCGCTGGTACATACTGCGTTACTGTCTCACCTGCCGTTGTAGCAGATGGAATACTGTATGTGTCGTATATTTGATTGAGCGGAATACCAGTTGCCGTTTCGCGTGGATTAAGTACAACTGCGTTTCTACTGTAAGCAGCGGTTGTATTCACTGAATTTGACACCGCACTAGGTAATGACTCTAGACCTTGTTGCCATACATCACCTTCGTGAAAATATGGTGGTTTTCCGTTATTACCTTTTGGATACCATTTTGTGTATATGTACTCGTAGGTTGTATCTGGCGTTAAACCACCATCCGTAGTCAACTCACCGATGGAAAACAATAGAGAGTCATGTGATAAACCTTCATATTCGGTTTCCATGCGTATGTAAACATATTGCACATTATTTCTAGATGCCGGAGGTATGCCATATATTCTCCAACTCATGTACCCTTTGGCTGTGTCGTATATTCCAAAACCTGTCCAGTTTATGGTAGTTGATCCATTGTTACGCAGCCCAAGACTCATATAAGGTCGATTAGCCTTATATTGCTCTGGGAAATCTATACGTAAACTAACGGTGTCCTTGTTAGATAGATCTTGTGATACTGTTACTTGTATAGCAGTTCCACGAAGATAACCTGCATGATTGGGTAACAAGCTTGTGTTTACTTGCTTACCTTTGATTTTGACAAGTCCTAATCCATCTGTTACATCACCAGTGGTATACGACATGTCGGCTAACACTGCGTAAAATCCAATGTTATCTACAAAGATACCTTTACTATCTGCGGTTGTACTTTGTGCTTGATTGGCTGTCTGAAGTTTGACATCAATTCTAGTTAGGTTGCCTTGAAATGCACGGAAGTCCACAATCACGCTTATTGACTTCCAATCAGTCACTGATTGTGCAACTGACGGATTTATGATCTGCGTAAAAACAGCACCAGGTATTGGTGTACTAGAATTGTAACCAGTAACGGTAATCAGAACACCTTGGTTTCTTCTTGAATCCAAAGTGTCGTTGTTGTACATAAGGCAGTTAAGTGCATATAGTGCTACTGTTTTTGTTTCACCATTAAAAGTGTATGTTGGTAATGTTGTAATTGACCGTGTAACTGAGTCTGCACCACCATCTAAAAGCAACGCTTTACTACCAGCCTGTGTTGCATAGTTAGAAATTTTTTCTCCGCCAGCCAAGGCTGCATCTATATTGGTGTAAATCTTTACTGTTGCTGACCCAGTAGATGTCCAATATGTTGTACTCGGAGGGTTGTTATCAGTATCAGACTCAAAGTCGTAAACGGATGCGCTAACGTTTGTGATTAGGTTGTAAACACCAGTTGTGGCGTTACTAAACGCCATTCCAAATGCGGCAGATGAAGGAGTGTTATTAATATCCGTACCTGCAGCAATAGATTTAATAGGGTTAGTAAGAACTGTTGCAGTAGGTGTTATAAGATTTAGACCGTCTTTGTATGGTGCTTTTACTAATGGTAAAGACTCCATAGTGCTACCGTCATATCGGAATAAACTGCCACCGCCAACACCGGGTACACCATAAATATATTTGCCATGTTGCACCATGCGAACATTTGGTGCATACCCAGTTATAGAGCCTAATGAAACAGGTGTTGGCGTATCCTTTGTGTATCTGTAAATTGTAGACGTAGATGTATTAGCGTTACCTACAGCGTAAATAATGTCTGTTGCTGTGTTGTCACTCCGCCGATAGGAAATTAAAGAGTAGATTTCTCCAGCGTGTGGAGTATCTAGTTGTGCCTGAAATCCTGATCGAGTAACTAAAGCACCACCGTCATTCCATAGATTGTCTGCTAGTTGAACAAATCCATCTTGAAGACTATTTGGTTGCGTGTTTGTGTCAATGCCAACAAAACGCCTGTCGCCAAACGTATATGTTTGACGAACTACGTTTGCGTTTCGTGTATTATCTGCCATTAATCACAATTCCTTCTATACCATTGTAGTACAAGCGATTGATTGTTTTTGTATACGGTAGCAACCGTAGATGATTGAACATAAGTCGTGTGTAATGTTTGATTATTAGTAAAGTTATCAATAAGAGATATTGGCATATTCCAAGCACTAGATAGCGTACGATCCACTTCAAACAAATAGGCTGATGTGCCAGATGGTTTGTATAACGTAGCACTAGGTGACGAATGTGTGTATGAAGGCACTAGCGTTGCTGATACGTTGTACAAAGGCATCAGTGTTGTGTTGTGCGTCCATAATGTGTCACTTGATGAGATAGCAAGTGCTAAGTCATAAATTCGGAATACTGGAATTGTAAATGGGAATGGGAGCTGCTGAACAGTAACGCAACTTTGCTGGTCTTTTACCCACCCACAAGACCATTCGTATATATTTTGCCAAGGTGGACAACTGCATGGTCTACCAGCAATTACAATAATATTGGCTGTAGAACTAAGTAAACTTGATAACCCTAATGCTGGTACGCCAACAGTAACGGTTGCCGTGCTGGATATATTACTGTCACGAATAAACGCAGCAGTAGCCGAAGATTCTAATGTAGCAAAGCCTGACTGCAATGACAATGCAGATACAACTACATTGGCTACATCCATTGTGGCATTACTGGAAATCGATGATCGTGAGACTCTTAATGCATTACTAGATAAAGTGGCGTTACTGCTTGTGACCGACGTAGAAGGTCGCTCTACATTTACGGATACAGTTGCTTGACCAGAAGTTGAGACACTTGAGCCTATCAATCGAGTAGATTCAAATGTTGCAAATGCCGATGTAGACGTAGCAGCAGGTCTTGTCAGATTGGATGCTACTGTTGCATTTGCAAAGGACGAAGATGCTACTTCTTGAATTACAAACGACTCAACCGAGGCAAACCCACTGATGTTTGCACTTTTTTGCAACGTCACATTTGCAGTCAACGTTGCAAATCCAGATGTATTACTTGCCGCTGAACCTACAGGAGTAACGGTGGCTGTTGCAAAACCACTAGTATTTGTTGACGATGGTCTTTGTATTGTTGTTGTTTGAGTAGCAAAACCTGATGTATTTACATTTGTTGATATCAATACGCTACTTGAAAGCGTTGATGTTGTAGACGTAGATGTAGATATTGGAAGCGTTACATCAGACGTAACAGAGGCGTTTGCCGACGTTACAGTTGTGCTTTGCCTTTGATAATCTACTGTAAGTTGTGCAAAACCAGACGCACTTATAGTCCGACCCTGTTGTGCATTTACACTTACCGATGCAAAGGCTGTTGTGCTGGAAGCAATATTTTTCTCAGCTGACGATGCAAGTGTTGCATAAGCAGATGTAGCATCTGTAACTACATATGAAATTGAACTAGCAAATGTAGCATTACTAGATATAGATGCAGAAACTGATTGTGATGCACTGCTATTTACAGATGCATTTCCAGATGTCCCTGTTGCTACAGATCGTAATGCAGAGCTATTAAATTGAGCATTACCACTAGTACTAGTAATTGCATCTCGAATAGCATTAGTAGTCAGCGTAGCAAAAGCAGAAGTACTTACAGGAAAAGAACTTAACGCTGTACTAGAGACTGTTGCAAAACCAGATGTTGATGTCGATGCAAATGTTGTTGCAGTACTAGAAACAGTTGCATTGCCATTGGTGTTAACTAATGCACTACGTACTGTATTACTGTTAAGTGTTGCATTTGAAGAAGTTGCTACATTCTCAAATCTATCTACAGTACTGGACAGTGTGGCTTGACTAGATGTAGATGTTGCAATCAGCTGCGTCACACTACTATCTAAAGTAGCCTGAGCCGACATAGAACTTGATGCAGCTAAGTTCGTTTCTGACGAGGCAACTAATTCAGCGTACCCAGATGTAGATGACCCTAATGAATAAATAACAGACGCAGAAAGCGTAGCGTTACCACTAGTAGACACACCAACAAGATGAGATGCATCACTAGTAAACAATGCACTAGCTGACGTGTTACTTTCTGAATCTGTATTAACTAATGCAGAAGATGCCAGCGTGGCACTACTAGATTCCGATGATGCTGCGGAATAGATTACTGACGCTGAAAATGTAGCCTTACTGCTGGTTGACGCAGACGATAAAAAAGATGCAGATACTGTAGCAGTAGCAAAACCTGATGTGTTAGTTGTGACAGGTCGTACTGCATTTGCAGTAAACGTTGCAAAACCTAATGCGGACGGAATAGATGAAAATACATCTAACGTCGTTGAGGCAGTAGTTGTGGCTTTTGCAGAGCTATTAGATGCAACAGAAATTGTCGGTGTAACCGACATTGTTGCATTAGCACTTGTTGATGTAGCAACACTTATTACAGCACTGGAAGTGGCTGTAGCAAAACCTGAAAGGCTGGATGCATTTGTAACAGGCAAACTGCCTATTGGCGCACCCAGCCTGGCCGCTATAAAGGCTATGGTTACATAGCCAAGCGGTATACCCGACATTAGTCGAGGCTTACAGTTATATTGTTAGCGGCAAATGTAATTGTCTGAGTGTTACCAAGTGTTACGCTACCGCCAGTAATATCTCCATAGTAGAGGATTGACGTATCGGTTGATGCCGTAGCACTAATAGTTGATGACGTACATATTGCAATACCAGCAATAGTAATTGTTCCACCGGCCGTAAAAGTAACAGCATTAACGTTACTTAAACCAGCACTACCAGCAGTTGCAGCTGTAGTTGCAACACCACCGACACCAAAACATTGAGCGGAAGTTGCTGTCATTGCAATTCTTGAAGTGTAACCAGCACCAGATGCATTTTCTGCTAGTGTTGAATCCGATGTTACGTTGGTCATCAAAGCAATGTATAACGTTGCTCCACCAGTTGCAGTCCTAGCCGTTCCACGCAGTGTCGTATTCAGCAACTCTGCCTCTAGGTTGTTCGTCATAGCCGTTGTTGTTGGCATTTCTTATCCCACCTTTGTAATTGGATAGGCCATAGAGCTAGTTACAATAGCCATTGACCAGATTATGGTTGTATCTGCTTCATCGTATACGTTTACTGCCGTACCACTAGACGCATCAACCTTATTACGTAGTATACGCAATGCGTTCCTCACAGTTCGTTCGTTTGCCGTTGTTGACGTTTCATTACCAGAACTGTCGAGTTTCCTTGCAAGTATTGCATCAGCAATTGCACCTAAAGCCGATGATGCTAACTCAGCACTTGTAATTGCACCCGTGGCTATAGCAGTAGAGTCAATAGCCCCAGAAGCAAATGACGATGAAGTAATACCTCCTGTACCTATAGATCCTACGGAACCAGATACTGACGTTATCTGTTGTGATGTAGCAATAGTAGTTCCAGATAATCCGACTGTAGTTGTTGGAGACCCAACATTTGCCCAGTCTAATCCTGCTTCACCACCAGTGCTGACATCGAGAGTTCGCCCAGATATTGTTGAGTATAAGGATGCTTGATTGCGTAATGTGAATCGACCAACACAAGAACCGACAACACTGACACTGTCAACAGTCCCCGTTGTTATCACGCATTCAAACGTACTGCCGTTTGCATAAAACGTACTATCGGCTGATGTGTCAATTCGCACATGATTGAGGCCAGTTACTGAATCAAAATCAGCAGTAAGAGTTACGCCAGCAGTGCTTTGAGTAATACTATTATCCTTATATACGGATATGACAGGTGACCCTGCTAGTGTAAATGTTGCACCAGTCGAAGGACGAAACGTAGTAAATTTAAAATCAATTATTCCATTGGCTGAAAAGTCGCCTAAGTATTTACTCATCTTACGTAACCTCCAAGCGGGTTAGCTGCAAGTCCTGCACTGATTGGGTTATCTTCGGCTGTTCCAACAGCGGGAGGAGATGGCCTAGTGTAACCGTACATATCTGTTGCTGGTGCACCTGTGGCAGTACCGTCACCACTGATTACATTGGCTACATACGGCATCCAAAATGGTCTATTAGGTGTACCAAATAAAGTACACGCACCTAAATCTAAACACACGTTTACGTTTTGCAATGTATTTGCTCCGGTGGCTACGTTAGATCTAGGACCTGTATATCCAGCAAGCCTGTTCCAGTCTTCATCTATTTGACCCAAAGTAAACGCAACAAGTGGAGTCGATGCAAAAATAACATATGTATTGCGAACAGTAACCGATGGAGTAGTTGAACGATAAGCAGATGTAAGAATCTGAATGCTGTTAGTGCCACCCCATAACGTGCAGTTTGTTATAGTAATTCCACTCAGTGTACCTGTAGTGCCAGAAGAGTTTATTAATACGCATCTATTTGTCTGCGCTTGCATATAACAGTTCTGTACTGTTATATCCATATTCAAATCCCCAGATGTTGGAGCTAAACCGACAATGGCTAACGTGTCAGACCTGCCAACTAAAATGCAATTTTTAATAATGTGGCTACCACTGTTGTTAGATGGAGATTCTAAACGACAGCAGTTTGCGCCAGTAGATACAAATACACATTTATCAATAACATTAAAACGCGATGTGGCTACACGCAAGGCATATCCAGACCCACTTTCAAAACGTATGCCGTAGAAATTTAAATAATTGCGCGAGGCTGTATTAAGTGTGTCAGATGCTGATGGTGCTGCGTCATCACCCGATGTAAATCCAGTTATTCTGACCTCACCCGCTGTACCAAATATGGCTCCATTGAAGTCACCTTTGATGTACGTGTTAGCAGTTGGATTGGTCATTGCTACGGTCACAGTTTCACGATAAACACCAGCAGCTATCCACAACGTATCGCCACTAGCAAAGCCTGATGTTGCACCTAGTGCATAAGCAATAGTTGCCCATGGAGCAGATGTAGATGTACCTGCATTTGCATTAGACCCAGTAGTACTGACGTAATAAGTAGCCACTAATCTACACCTACAAGTTGCCTACCAATAATTGCGGAAAACAATAATACGTATTCTCGTTGGAACTCTTCTGTTTGACTATTCCACCATTGATTAATGGATAATCCATCAGAACCAAAATCATATACAACATTTCCTGCATCATCCTGTATTGTCCCCTTTATTAGCCAGTCAGGAACCGGAGATAGGATATGTTCAAACGTAATCATCATATTCATTACGAGCCACCTGTCGGGTTAACGGTAACATCAGATGTATTACTTACAGTTCCACTCCATGCAACTGTTGAGTCATCCTCTTTATATACAGTCATCGTACCAGTGGCTACGGAAACTTTATTGCGCATTGCTCGTAATGCTGATCTCACAGTGCGTTCATCTGTTGTATCTGTACCATCTCCTGAACTGTCCAGTTTTCTGTTAAGTACAGCATCGGCCACCTCAGCAACATATGTTGCGTCGGTTGCAGATGCAGTTATTACATCTGGTTGAAACTGATGTACGTCAGCTGCAGCATGATGTGACCCTGTAATAGATACCTGATGTTGTGCGGATTGAGATAGCAAAGGGTATCCACTGAAAGTATCGTAGGTAGTAAAACGAGCATTAGATGCAATGGCGTCGTTATCTAACCGCAATGTAATAGCATTGTTAGCAAATGCAGAACTGGTAATCGACCCAGCAGTAAAACTACCTACAGTAACGTTACCTGTAATAGTTCGAGTGGCTGATGACCAGACATCGGCTGCTGTTAATGTTGACCTTGAAGAAACCGTAGCGTTTAAGTTATCTACGAGTAGTTTTCCAACAGATCCCACTACAGTGTTGTTAGATGTAAGGTCATCCCATATTGCCTGAACCGCACCAGCAGCCAACGCTGAGGTAGATCCTACCGAACCAGTTGTACTGAATGTTTGAGAGGCAGCAAGTGAATAGGAGTTTTTATCGTTATTTGTGCCTACAGTTACTGCACCTGCCGACAAAGATATTTGACCAGCACCAGTACCTGGAGAAAGAAGTACAGATGCACCGATGTCGCGAGCGGTTTGTGCAGTTCCATTAATCTGTAATGTATTTACTGCACCAGATGCACTAACTGATAACGGTACACCGCCAACTGCACCAGCTGTAGCGTTAGGTAAAGACGTTAAACCAAGTCGTACGCCGTCAAAAACATCTACTGCAACTACTTCAATTTCAAGTACAACAGGAGCCATATTAGTTGCGCCTTTGAAATAGATGACAGTCATTCCAGCCGTATCTAAAGCAAGATTCGGTATGTCAAATCTATAAAGCCCCGGCATATTAGTAGCATCTACTTCTTTAAAACCACCTGTTGCCCAAGGACTTGTAATTAAAGATAGTGTTGCAAGTGTAACTGATGTTGCAGCACCTAATGCACCTTTACGGTAATAGCACGTTAATCCAGCAGAGTTAAACACTAATCCAGTCAACCCGGCTCCAACTGTACTTGATGAGTTTAATACAAAAATATCTATAGTCTGTGATGTTGAGCCAGCTTTAATCCATCGTTTACTCATGTTAGCCTCTCATTCCACCAGACATACCTGGGTGAACCAACATGCCACCTGTTGCAGTACCTGCGTCTAAAGCCACAACAATTGCTTGCATTGCAAATAATTGGTTTGTGTTTTCAGTCCATGCACCAGCATTAGTTCTCGACGTATATTGCACATCTGCAGCATTGCCTAATAACGCAGTCTTATCAGCATCAGTTCTAAATGTGAAGTACTGTAATGGACCCATTGATGTTGCTGTAGACGGACGAACAACTAGACGATAATACGAACCAGCTGTCAATGTGGGTAACGTAGACCCAGTAAACAAGTAGTTGTAAGCACCATGCGTAGTTGCATTCTGTTGATCAACGTCAGCCGTGACCGACGCAAGCACAGTTGTGCCGTTGGTATCGTAAAGTAATACATCAAAATTTGCAGCAACTAAACATCCAAGTCGCAAGCCAGATATTTGGTACGTACTACATGAACCTGCTGGCATCCTGAAGTACATGCCGTATTCATCGGGTGTAGAACCACTGTTGTTATTTAACGATGTAACTGTTTCGTATGGTTGCCCATATGTTTTAGTGGACGATCTATATAAAAAGGTTGGGCAGTCAACTGTGTTGTCAACATATGTTGACGCTGTAATTCCACCACTATACGGAAAATTGTATGACGGATATGTAGAAATAAAACCTGTACGTATATTTATAAAGTTAGACGTGTCCCATGTGCCATTCACAGGATCGGCACATATCCCAAATACTGTGCCTCGCGTAATGGTAACTGGAGTTGTTAATGTTGCAATTAAATTTTGGTTAGTCGTAATACCTGATGTAGCATTGAAGTCTTGATATGCAGTACCAGCAGAACCACTGAATGTAGCGTTAGCCCACGTTGGTGTAGGCGATGTTGTAGGAAATCCAGTCGTTGCGTCAATATACGTAATACCGAGTCTCAATCCACTTGTGACGTTTCCGGGGCTACCAGTTCGTGTTGTGACATGAATACCTACTGCGGTTATTGTCATGTTTTCTTCAGCTTGGCACACCCATACCTGTGCGTCACTAGTACCGTTTATAGGTATGTTAGTGGCGGCTGTAATTACTCCACCTTGAGGCATGATAATCCGTGGGTAGAGAAAGTCAATTTCTGTAAGAGCCACTTACATCGACCACCGTTTTTTATGCCAAATCAATGCCCATGAAAATAACCCAGCAAGACCTACGTGAACATACAATTCACTGATTTCCGCATGAGACAACCGTAATGCACTCAATAAAGAACCAGACGCAATTAAACACAATGATATCCGTATCCATGTTTTTACAATAAACGGCATATGCTCAATTGGACTTTTTTTATGACGTAATAAAGCCATAAATCCCGTTGTTGCTATTGTTATAACCGAATGGGCAATAACATTAATCAGAACTTTGAGATCCATTTGATTTATCCTTTATTGCATATAAGTTTAATTTTGAAGCAACTGCCTCAACGCCACGTAAACCTAAAGTACCCATAAAGAATGAAAGTCCCAACATATATTTGGGGTCTTTAATGTTTAACGGTGCAGCAATTATAGGAGTCAAATATGTAGCACTGGCAGTTCCACTAATTACTGATAGCACTAACGCACCAAAGTTTTGATGAGACTGTTTACTTACGCCAACAATGCTTCCAAAAAAGCCAGCCACAATTTGTTGAATATCGTCCACGGATAAACCTACTTTATTCATTTGTATCCCTCGTTGCTTCACTCACTTTAGTTACTTCCGGTAGTTTTACGGAAAACACCGGGAGAGCACTATCTTGTCGCATAAAGAAAGCAATTAGTGCGGTTGTCATAGCGGGTATGCCAGCACGTAGTCCTTCTATGCCAGAAATTAATAGAGCTTTGGTCACCGTGCCGTAAGTGGCATTGTCAGCAACATTTAGTTGTTTCCACGCAGAGTCAAACTCAGGAGCTGCCGATGCCATGAACGCAGCTAACGCAATAAGTATTAAGCGACCCCACGCAATATTCATCATCCTTGCCCTATAACAGGTGGTATAGCAAATGGACCACCAGCAGTTTTTAATCCTGCGTCCAATTGCATATACAGCTTCATACGACCCTCGTTATACCAATTACGCCAAGATAAACGATCTACTAGTGTTGGGTCATCAATATTCTTCATTACTAGTTTAACTGCAGCATATGCCGGAATAGTCTGTCGTAATAAGTCATCAGGTATGAACGAATAAGACTTTGCATCATCAGTTGCTACGGTTCCAGTAATATCAATATTTGGTACACCGTAACCATGTACTGTTGCCGTCATGCTAGATGTTGAATTGTAGGGATATAAGCTTATAGCAAAATTGTCGTGTCTATACCAATACTGTACATTTGCAGTGGTTGCCGTCACTGCACTAGCATATGTCAAATCATTAGCACGAATGCTAGATTCACTAGCATGTATTAATCGTGTTCCAGATATGTATACATCTGTTGGAAACCAGATAGAACCGCTTGTTGGAGTTGTAACGCTAACTGCACTCATATATGCTGTACGTGTATTAATTCCGTATGACAATGTGCCAACAGCGGGTACGGCAACACACGTACGGCACATTTCTGCTATACCTTCCATAAGGAACTGATTGATAGCAGTTTCACTATCGTTGCCGGCCGCTATTGTACCTGTGCCACTACTGACCGCACCAAGCGTACTGTTAGTGGCCTCATTTAGCAGCTTGTAAACTTCTTTGCGAAGCTGACCTATTGTCTGTGCCATTAAACTGTCCTTCGCGCGTATGTAGCTGCAAATGATTCAACCATACCCAGTCTATCCATATACTGTGCTTGAAACATTTGGAAGCCGTCACCATCTTTGGATTGCATTGCTCTTTGTGCAAGCACACCGTAAACCAAACAGTCATGTGCAATGTCAGGGAGTGGACACGATGTGGCATCTGTCATTGTTTGCGCAACACCGTTTGAATCGTATTCCCAATAATCTCCTGGTATTGCATACCCCTCAAGCATAAGTCCTTGAGTTATAGCGGATGCTGGTGGTGGGTAAACAGCCACCTTATTCATGCCTGTAAATACTGCTAATGTTGGATATGCGGACGAACCATCATTCCGCACCATGTCTACTTTGCGATTATATGCGTCGAATATACGCATACGCTCCCAATTTCCACCAGTGTTTTTAACCTGTACGTTACGAACACGGTAAATATCGGGAGCGCAATACTCAGAAGTATCAGCAACAAGGTCAAGATACCTTCTGCCATTAAAACAGTCGGTTGACCTTGCTATCTGATTTGCCACCTCAATAATGAGGAGGTCGAGACCAAACGGGTCTTGGTCTGAATCAGAACCAAAATAATGCCGTCCTAATAGACGAACTCTCCGTTTGATCTCACCTCTAGTCATTAGGAGTAACTACCGTCCTTGCCCTGTACTACATGAGCAGTAATAGTTGCTGACAAAGCAGTGGCAGTCGTCAACGTGTCCTGTACTTCAACTTTAAACCAGTTGTAGACATCATCAGTAGTTCCGTTTACACCACATGGTACGGTCAATGGAAGATAGACCTCCATCTGTGATTTACCATCAACTGTGTTAAGTGTGTTACAAGTTGTTTTCAAGAACGTAGCGTCCGATGGTGTTTGATGAACTGCTGTATATGTGCCACCAATTGTTTTGGCTGCAAATAAACGTGCTTGAAATTGTGCTGTTCCACCAACTGCCGACGTAATAGCAGTGATGTTAATCATTACCCTTACATACAGTCCGGTGTCACGCGTCAACACCCAAGGAGTGATGTTGAGTGCCTGATCAGCGTTACCTAGTGTCGTTGAACCACCGATGACGGTAGTTGCTCCAGCACCAGTTTTAGACTTTACTGCCGTCGTGAAATTGAGAAGAAAATCTCTTGCCATAATTAACCTTCCTTACGCGACCTTGATGTTGTAAACACGGCCGATAGCGCGAACGTGTGGAGTCCAAAGACCTACACCCCAGTCGAATACGATGTTGTGAAGGACGCCATTTTCCTTGGAAAGACCAAGGTACGTTGGCTTAAATGGACCACTTTGCCAACCAGTAGCGTAACCAGAACCGTAACGAACTGCATACATTGACTCAAGGCCAGTAGCACTTGCTGTTTCAACACCAGCCGCAGTTTCATTGCTAAGTACGTGAGTCACACCATCAGCACGACGACCGACAGAACGGATGGTTGCAGCCTTGTACTTTTCGACAGGACGATCAAAGGAATCCTTCGTAATATCGAAGCCTGCGCCGATGCCCATGTTACGGATAGCCCACTCTAGGCGACGCTTAAGGCGCTCAGATACATAGAACGTGACGCCATCTCCGTCGGGGCTATTCATATTGTCCAACATCTGCTGAATGTAAAGCATCATGTTGTTAGCAATAGCAGCCGCGCCAGTTGGGTTTGTCAAGTCAACACCACCAGCGTTAACGTTCATTTCTGATGGAATGTCAAACTGATCTGCGTTGGACAAACGGTAACGAAGGCCAGGAAAACAGTCTGCGTCACCAGTTGCACTGGTTGGGTCATTGTTTATGAATTTCGTATTGAAATCATAAGCAAACGATTCCATGAAGATTTGAACCTGAGCTTCAATTGGGTCAACGATGTTGTTTGGCTGATCAAGAAGTACGTGGTCAACCTGAATCTTGTTACGAACAAGATACATAGATTCTTCGTACTGCTTTGGTTTACCCTTGGAAACCGTTGGTTCCTCGTTGACCGTTGCCCAGTTGATTGTCGGGAGAGAACCGGACTGGTTCGTAAACCGAACACCAACCTGACGAAGTGACGGCGAGGTAGTCAGCGGGATGTCTTTAAGAGCATTCCACGTTTTGTGAAGAGCCTTCGTAATTTCCTTAACGAGAGGGTCGTTGCTGATAATTGCCTGATCGGCAAGAGTCAGTGCCTGTGTATCAAGCAGGACTGCACCGGATGCGATTGCCATTTTTATCTATTCCTTATAGAGTTCCACGGCCTCGAGTAATGCCTAGTAACGAACCGAGACTCGTACGCTGTTGTCCATTGCC